TGGAAACAGAACTCGTGGAAACACGAACGGCCTATGCTCCATAGGACTTGAGTGGAAACACTCTCGAACGCTCGGAATTCACAAGTGTGAGTTAACCGTGTGGTCCCTGCGATATGGGCACGATTCTCAAGGAGGATGGAGAGATGCCATTGCTTGACAAAGGTCCTTTCCGTCGTAGGACTCTTAAGTCCTACATCTCCCAGATGTCGACCCCTAACCCAAAGGGTGTTTTCGACAATTATGTGGCTGAGGTTCTGGATCAACAAGGATTTCACTGGGAGGAAGACCCACGATCGATTTACGATCCTCAGCAATTGTATACCGCCTTAGAGAGGTATGCGACAGAGTGGTCTGCTAACGAAAGGTTGGACGCTCATTTGACGTATGGGTTTAGAAAGGCTTATAAAATATTTGCTAAACCCAAGGGTGGACAATGTCTTCGTCCACTTACCAACTATGAGGTGCAGACGTCGGCGTTGAAGCTGATGAAGTCTAGTGGTTTACCACTCATGACGACAAAAGCTAAGTCCCTAACTTACTCTTTTGACCGAGAGAGACAGATAAGACTGGGACTAAAAGCGCCAAATCCGTGTGTTGCTTATAAGCGCACACAACAGGGCAACAAGACTCGGTTAGTTTGGGGCTATCCATTGGAGATGACTATCATGGAGTCACGTTTCGCTCGACCACTTATCGATCGTTTCGTGGCAAAGGACACGCCAATGGCATTCGGAATGTCTAAGCTTGTTCTTGGAGCAAAAATCCATCGATACTTCGTGGATGCACCGGGTACCACGGTTTGTCTTGACTATTCGAAGTATGACACAAGTGTGTCTAAGACGATGATCAAGCAAGCATTTCGAATTCTTTCGACGTGGTTTGAGGAGAAAGACCTCGCTGAACTCGGGTGGAAGACAGTAGTTTCGTATTTCATTTCGACACCCATAGTGATGCCTAATGGTCACCTTTATGGAGGCAAGAACCATGGTGTGCCAAGTGGAAGCTACTTCACTCAGCTAATTGATTCAATTGTCAACGTAGCTTTATGCTACGCTCTCTCCCATCGGTTTGATTTCGAATTCAAGTCCGAAGCACTTTATGTGTTAGGCGATGACGTGATCATGCAAGTGAGAGGGAGTGTCCAGTTAGGGAAGTGGGCTAAGTATCTGTCCTCATTCGGAATGCAATTGCATAACGATGAGAAGACCGTTGTTGGTCGAGCTCACTTCCTTGGAGCATTCTGGGACTCGGGTAAGCCTGATGTACCGATTCAGAGTTTAGTGAACAAAGCAGTTTTTCCTGAGCAATTCAGGAACTATGAGGGAAAGCCTCATACTGGTGCTGAAAACTTGCTTCGAAGCTATGCTTCTAGCTATCTCTGCGCTCACCGCTTTCTTCCTACTGGACTGAGACTCATTGCGCGTGTGAAAGACTTTCCTCAGCCGAAAGATGACTATCGCATGTACACTAAGTTTCTATCTGGAAGCGACAAGTTTCTTGAAGAAGAGGCACGGCTGTGTCGCGTCCACTCCAGCAGCGGTTACCCTGCGG